AGTCCATCAAGCCACTGATGATCTTTTTTCTTCTTTCTATCAGCTTATGTTCATGTAATAATTTATACAAACATTCGTAAACATTCTTACAACAGTCTAAATGTTCTACGATAAAAGCAGATTCTTTTTTAGTTAGTGCTCCAATAAGACTATACTCAAATAGCATTGAAGTTCTAGTCTTATTTAAGAAATCTAATCCTCCGCTTTTAATCAAAGCCTTAGCAGCTGTAGAATTGATATTAGTAATTATCTTAAATAGCGTTGTACACCAATCTAAGTTGTTGATATCTATTTGTGTATCTTCAATTGTTTTTATAAGTTTTTTATGAACTGATTTACCAAAGCCCTTTATATCTGTCAATCCAAAATAAATCTTTTTGTTTTTCATTATAAAAAATTCATTAAGATTACGCAGATCGGGCACACTAACATTTATATCCATTTCATTTGCATTTTGAATAAGAGCTTTGATTTCTGCTTTGGGATCAATTTTATCTTTAGCAAATCTTAAATAAGAAGCAAAGAAAACTCTAGGAAAATGTGCTTTTGTATATGCAGATAGATAGGCGTTCATTGCATAACTGACAGCATGGCTTTTGTTAAAACTATATCTTTGGCTTTTCTCAATCCATCCAAAAATTTCTTCAGCTTCATCATTATTAACAATTTTCAGTTTTTTAGAACCTTTAATAAATTTCTTTTTCAGTTTAGCCATTTCTTCAGGCTTCTTTTTACCAATAGCTTTTCTAAGATTATCTGCTTCTTGCAAATTAAAACCAGCAATTTGTTTAGCGATACGCATAGCTTGTTCCTGATAAATCATTTCGCCATAAGTACCTTTTAAAGAATCTTCTAAAGCTGGATGATAATAGTCCACAGATTCTTGTCCATTCTTTTTATCAATATAGTGATTACTAACACTTTTACCATCACGAACAGCTTCCAAACATCCTGGTCTTAAAATAGATATTAATGCAGAAAGTTGTTCTATATTTTCTGGCTTTAGTTTTTTAGCCATAGACTTACCAAGTCTAGATTCTAATTGGAAGCAACCTTTTGTGTTGCCTTCAGAAATCAATTCCCAAGTTTTATCGCACTCCAAATTAATAGGACTGTGAACAGGATCAAAATCAATTTTTAAATTCTTATCATCTAGAACATCAAATGAACATCCGCAAGAATATTTATAATTTTTCATTGCCTAAAAGAATCCTTAAATTTAATGTTAGCTGCCAATTTTCTGTGTAACTTCATGAACCTAATCATAATTTCTGCTGTATCCCTAATATCCTTAATGGCATCATGTGCGCCATCTTTAGAAATACCAAAGTAATCTCTTAAAGAATCTAGTGTGTAACTTTTCAATTCTCCATTCTGTTCGAACCAATAGAAAACTAAATTCATTACATCAATTACATCTCTAGGATAAAATATATCCGTTTTACCTTCCTTATTAGTATTACCATGTTTAGCACTTAGTCTATCTATAATAGGCAAATCAAAACGATATATATTATAGCCAGCAGCAATAGGTGCAGAGAACTGACTTTTCCTAGAAGATCTAGAATGATATTTAGCAAGATAGTCTACAAACATTTTCCAAGAATGTTCTTGGCTAGGATTATTACGCCACTTTTCCATAATGTCTGCTTTAGAGCAACCAGCAACCTTAGCATGAAAATCTACAACATCTGTTGTATATTCATAGTCAGGATCTTTAGCAATACACTCTGGTTTGAATGTAATATTAAATTCAGAATTAGGGATAACCTCAAGTTTAATTGGGTCAATAATTACTGAAGCTAATTGTACTGGGCTACAAACTTTAGGATCTACTCCGTCAGTTTCAAAATCAAATACGCAAATTTTATTATAATTAATCATTATTCTTGAACTACCTCGACTTCGGTAACTGGAACTATCATTACTTTTTGTCCCGGATTATTGGATAAAACAGCGTTGTTAACTTTACAACAATTGATTCTTTCATCTGCAATCTTAGTGTGCTCTTGTCCGTTATGAATGAATTTAGTACCTACAGCGATATCTACAAATCTTGGCATTTTATTCTCCCTGTTTAAGTAAGTTTTGTATAGTCATAATTTTATCTAGCATGGCAACGCCAAGAATATCAAATTTAATAATTCCAATAGATTCTAAATCCTGCATTTCCATGCCAGCTATCATCTGTTTGTTTTTAGAGTCATATACCATTGGACATATTTGACTTAATGGCTCAGAACTAATAGCAATACCTGCTGCGTGTTTAGACTGATTTGATTTAACTCCTTCTAATCTTATAGCCTGTTCAAACCTTTTGGCAAGTGGGCCTTGCAATTCGCCATCTTTATCTATAGAACACCATTCCTTAATTTTATCTGCATTATTTTCTAACGTCCACCTAATAATAGAAGCTTCTCCAGTTGCATCTTTCATAGCTTGTAGAGAATCAGCAATTTTAGCTTCATCAGGTATATTTTTAGTAATCTTATTCATTTCATCAAAAGATATATTACCATATACTCTGAGTACATCTTTCAATGCTCCGCGACCTTTAATAGTATTAAACGTAATCATTTGAGATACTTTATTTTCTCCGTATGTATCCTTAATATACTGGATAATATCTTCACGTTTATTAATCGGTACATCTACATCAATATCTGGCATGGAGACATGCTCTGCTGTATTACGTCCAGCATTATAGAATCTATCAAACATTAAATTATATTTTATAGGATCAATATTAGTAATGCCAATTAAATAAGATACAAGACAACCAGCAGCACTACCTCTACCAGGACCCGGTAACCAGCTATTGTCACGAACATGATTTACAATATCTTGCACAATTAGAAAGTAGCTAGAAAGGTCAGCACCTTGTAGAACATCAAGTTCATACTTAATTCTATCTACATAGACTCCGTGTTCGGACTCTGGTACTTGTTTAGCTATTTTAGCTTTCCATCCATCTCTACATAATTGTCTTAAATACTCGGCATCATCGTAGCCTTCAGGACATGGGAAAGGTGGCAAATTAGGTTTGCTTAAAATATCATATTCTTCACACATAGAGTCAACTAGATTAGTATTGTCTATCTCTTCTTCGGTGTGTAAATCATTAATTTCTTCTTGCGATAATATATGAAAATTTTCTGATGTGAAAAACGAACTGAGTGCTACATCTTCTTCGTTAGCGAGTTTACGATTAATTTCTGGAAATGTAGTTTTAAGATTATTACATAATAATACTCTTTGATCTACAGCATCGCTTTTTTTGCAATAATGTGCATCAGGAGTACATACAACTTTAGTTTTAGTTGATTTAGATAATTCTCTTATACAGTCAGTGAGTGGGGATTGGACATCGATGTTATCTTTATCCATTAATTGTGCTTCTAAAAAGAAGTTATCTTTCCCAAACATATCTTTAAATTTACCAACATATTCCTTACCTATTTTTTCCCAATCAGGAACTATGGTATCATTTTCTACAAGTTTGTTTGCAAGAGTAGAACCTAGATGACCACAAATACCTATAAGATTACCATCCAACATTTCTCCTAAACGATCAAGATCTAATCTAGGTTTAAAATAATAATGTTCTGGACGATTTGACTCTGATACTATTTTGATTAAGCTTCGCCATCCATCATAGTTTTTAGCTAATACTAAAAAATGAGAAAGAGATCTATTGTCTTTATTCTGAAATGTAGCATCTTGATCACAAATATATAATTCACAACCTAATATAGGTTTGATGCCACGAGATCTCATCTGTGTATAAAATTTAATTGCACCAGCAATATTGCCATGATCTGTTAGAGCACAAGATTTTGCTCCTATTTCTTCACATCTATCTGCAATTTGGACAGGTTTACTTAAGCCATCCAATAAACTGTACATACTATGTACATGCAAAGGTATATATGTTTTCATCTTTTAATTCCAAAAGTTATTCAGCACTCCCTGGAGCCTTGTAATGTCCTATATTATAACCGGGAGCCTGATACTGGTCAATCACATTATCCATACCTTTTATGCTTATGTCATGTTTTATTTGTTCGCATATAGTCATGTTTTCGCCCATAGTAGTTAATTGATCTTCTCTGTATTCTACTATTGGTAAATGTTCTGAACCTTCATAAGTATTTTTGCCAAAATGACATAGCTTAGTACATTTCCAGCTTTTATTTAATTTAGGATTTTGGCTATTTTTGATATCTTCAAATTTCTTTTTAAGCATCATTTCTACTTGAAATATATTAGGCTCTCCAAAATTGACAGAGAACATACCACCATCATTTATGAAATTGATGGATACCATGATATGTTTAATATCAGGATACAATTTAGAAACAGCATAATAATACAACATTAACTGAGGATCATTATGTAATTTCTTTAATGTCTTTTCTTCACCAGTAGCCCAATCTAAACGTCTACCTGTTTTCCAATCAATAACTTCATAGGTATCATCATTGACTTTAGTGATTAAATCTATTGTACCTTTTATAGAAAGCTGGCCTTCTAGATGTCCTTCCTTGGTATCATAGCTATATTTGGCCCAAGGCTTGTCTATAGTAATATCAAAATGCTGCTCAGGTTCTACGATTTCTCTATTACGAGGATCGAACATCCCATCAGCGTAATCTATAGTTTTATAAACCCATTTATCACAATCTTTAAAATCTCTGTCTGTCCATTTGTGATGAGTAAACTGTGATGTGTAATATTTATATACTCGTTCAGTAATATTATCTAAGTTGTAATTTGTAATATCAACCGGACCTATAATGTCATCTTCAAAATATCTATTATTGTTCTGTTGGTTTAATTTGATAAAAGCTAAGATTTCCATAACCTTATGGACAATAGTACCCTTATCTGCTTTTTTATTAGAAGGTGATCTTTGACCTAAATTATATTCTATAAAATACTGCATAGGACACATAGAATGTGTTCCGTATGAGCTGCTTCTGATATATGTGACTATAATGGTAATATTCCTTTATCTATTAGAAAGTCATGAATAATTTCGTTTTGCTTTCCAATAGTTAAGTCACCATTGTCGATGACTAAATCAAAATTAAATGCGTCGTACTGACTAGCATCTAAAGCCGCCTCACTCGCATGATTTGAATTATATGGGTTCCTATTAAGTTTTATTACTGCTCCACCAGCCTTTTGAATAGCATCAACCTCGTTAGGAAATCTGCAATCCGCTATTACTGCTAAATCAGGTTTTTCTAAATCAATCTTTTTAATAGTGGCTCCAGCCCAAACGTCATGCTGTATTTTTCTGAACACATCAGTTCCTACATATTGCATAACTTCTCTAGCTGTCATCCTCTTATCTGTATCAGGCCAGTAACAATCTACTAATTCATTTTTAGAATCATCGTTACCATAACACTGATGGTAAGTTAATCCAAATATATTCATGCATACATCTTTTTTTAAAGGATCAGCAAAATTATATATTTTACCTACTCCTAATCCACGATTTTCAAAAATGTTTTTAACAAATTCTGCGGATGTAGTTTTACCTGATTGTTTTCTTCCAGCAAAAGCTATAATCATATAACACCTTTTATATATTCTTTAATTTCTCGGTCGATTTCTTCGGCATCCATTTCCGCCACATCAGCCTTAGATATTTGTGGAATAAATATTCTATAAGTGTTTTGACACTTTTCTTTAATTTGTTCTGCTGCTTTTCTTCCAGCGTCATCATTGTCTGTTAATACTATTATAGTCATTGCTCCAGAAGAGTCTAACATAATCTTTTGTCTGTCGCTAAGAGCAGAGCCAAAAATACCTACACTATTGTGTATACCATTTTCTTCTAATTTCCATACATTACCAGGACTTTCTACCAAAAGCACAACACCTGTTTCTTGTATATGTTTTTTAGCAAACCAATAGTTATATAAAGAATTTTGACTTTTAAAATTAGCACTATGTTTCCATTTAGAATACAAGTATTTTCTACGATCTTCAGGACAATCTTTATTAGGATCATGAAAAGATCCACATTTATCACATTTATTAAATATGCTTCTTCCTGTACAACCAATCATATAATTATAATCTATGTCATAAATAGGTACAACTACTCTATTGTACATTTCTCTATCAGGATTATCACATAATCCTACATCATATTTATCAAGTATATCTTTAGAAAAATTTCTATCAATATAGTATTCAGCAGGTATTTTTAGCAATGGTCGAATCCTATCTCTTGTCAAACAATTTTCTGTGCTAACTTTACTGGAATTTTTTATGTGATTAATAGCATTTGTAAATTTACTTTTATTTCTAGCCACCTTAGATACTTTAATATCATTTAAATCTTTTTTTAAGAAAGAAGTAATAAAGTCTATGGTCTCTTTAAAACTTGCAGTCTTATCACCTTCTTGACTCCATTGATATTTCCTATTAGACAATAGTCCTCTGACAAAACCTATAATAGATCCTTTAAAACACTGTTCGCATCCATGAGTTCTGCATTTCCAATTCCCTCTATAATTATCTCCTTGCACATATAGATTCAATGCTCCCTCATTGTCACCTTCATGAATAGGACAAGCCATGCTTATCATCTTACCATGATCTTTGTATTCTAGATCAAAGTGATCAAATAGTTCTTCTATATTATCACAAAGTTCATCACAGACTACTTTTAACTTAGCCTGATCATTCAAACGGGATTTCTTGGTCATTAGCATTTGCGTCCTCTACAATAAAACCATCATCTTTATTACTATTATTACTCATTAATTCCAACTTAGTTTTACCTTCTGTAATTTTGGCACACCAGCCTTTCATATGACAATTGACATAATCATTATCATCTAGACCTCCACCATGCCTACTAATTAAAGGAACTAATTTACGATTACCATTATCTGGTCCATCTTCAGCAATTTCTTCTGGTGTCTTGCGTTTAAAAATACTGAAGTTGCTACATAGCCAAATAATTCTATCACTACCACTAGCTGTGTCTGTAGTTTCTTTTGTTATTCCATCTCTATTTAGCTGGATGAATGCAACGATAGGAACTTTATATTTGGTTGCAAAGTTATGTAGCTGAGTCATCATAAAACCGAGTACTTGATATTCTTTCATATCTTGACTCATACCTTGAGTGTCCATTAGCTTAAGATAGTCATAAAATATAACACAGTCTTTTGCTGTTCCGTCATCATTTAAGCCTACTTCTTTTAACAGCCATCTTCTCATAATAGATAGTTGATCTTCAAAAGATTTACCTGCAATAGACTTATAGTATAAATTAGTTTTTTTTAAAGATTCTACTGCTTCATTTACTTTGATTGATTTAGTTGGAACTTCAGCAAATTTGCCAGTTTCAATTTGATTGATTTCGATCTCTGTCATCATCGCCAATATTCTATTAATATGATCTTCTTTAGTCATCTCTGTATCCATATTTAATACAGGGATTTGCAACTTATTAGCGATATGAAAACCCATATTGTCTGACAATAATGTTTTACCTGTTTTAGGTCTAGCAGCAATAACATTCACTGTGCTACGTCTTAAACCTCCACCGATAGCTTGATCATACACTGGAAAGCCTGTAGGTATACCAACTTGATCTACCTTATTATTAATTAGTTCATCAAGATACTCATCTAATTCTTCACCAATAGATACAGGATTATTATCTACATCATTAAGCAAATTAGTAAAATCAAAGATAGTATCTTCTGCTAGACTAAGAATTGAACCGATAGATTCATTTCCTGTAACATCTAATATTTTATCTTGGGCTTCACCAAGTTGCTCTCTTAATAATCTAGCTATTTCTAATTTTCTAACTTTAGCTGCAAACTTTCTGACATTCTCCAAATTAACAGGAAAATCTAATATAGCTTTAAGATGTTGAGCCTCATCTTTTTTATCAAAAGCATGAGATAATCCTATTTCTTGAGCAGATGAGAATATTGAAGCTACATCTATCTTTGTATTTACAGATTGTTCTTTATCAAAAATATTTTTAAGACATTGATATATCGTCTTATTGCTATCTACAGTAAAAGAAGTATCTTGGATAATATCTGCAATATCTAAATACGCATCTTCGCCATATTTACAGATACCAGCCAAAACTGCTCTTTCAGCAGCAGTATCACACAAAATCATTATCCAGCACTCCTAGCACAATTATTACATTTATATCTTTCAGGCGTATCTTGCAGCAAGGCAGGATTTAT